CAGCGTCCGCCACTAAACACTCTTCTTCTTTTGCAGTCAACTTTCCCTCGCCGTCTCCTCCAACACCTCCCAGGTTGCGTGTGCCTTCCATAGTGAATTGGTCTTGACGCCACTCACGGCGTCTCTCGGTGCCACCACCACCAAAGAATCCTTTCTTTTCTTTATCCAATGATAAAGATTTTTGCGACTCAAGAATAGCAGGATCGTTTGCACGATACTCAATCTCGTATCCATCTTTCCCTGCTTTGATTCGATATGAAGAATAATCTCCACGGGGGATATTGATTGTAGGTACTTGGGGAACCTGTTGTTGCTCTGGTCTATTAAACACATAACCCAACAAACCGATATGTGCCAAGGCAAAGAGACCACCTAGTGTTAACGCAATCGTTTTGACTGGTGACTTGCTTGGTGCCTGCTGGATAACAGGTTCTGTTTTTTCTGATTTAATTTTTTCTTTTTGTGTTGCTGCTTGTTCTCTTTTCGCAGCTGCCTCATCTAGGGATGGCATAATAACCCCATGGTATAGTCTTTAATTATTTAGACAAAAAAAGACCCCCCATTGCTGGGAGGTCTGTAAGAAACCTGGGTGATGAATCACATGAGGTTGATAACTTGTACTCTTCTGTAGTACATGTTGGCGTTTGCCGAGAGGGTTTCGCCATCGGGGGTGCCGTTGTATGCACCGTTGGTGGTGACGAAGGGGTTGCTGACCATGCCGTAGCGAGTCTTGAAACCAATCTTTGGTTGGAAGGTCTCGGGGTCGATCGAGCGAACCATCTGGAGGGGAACGTAAGGACAGTAGAATAGTCCTGCGTCATAAGGTGATGTACCTTTGTATCCGATGACGTAGTAGTGCTTGTCGGAAAGGTTAGCAGCATAAGGATCGACGTAGACCTTGATGCGACCGTTGATTGTACCAACCGAAAGGTTGCCAGTGTCATCAACATCACCGATGGAAGGACCACCAGCACCAGTTAGACCGCTGCTGTAGTCAAGAACGCCTGCCATTGCGAGTGCCGAAGCAACATCAGCAGAACAGATCAAGAAGTTGCCCTTTCCTCTACGAGTCTCTTGTGCGATTGCGTTAGCATCACGCTCGATTTGGAAGAGAAGACCCTTGAATTTCTCAACAGACCATCTGCCGTTGGAGTCAACGTCGAGGTCGAAGATACCAGCGTTTGCTACGTTGTTTTGAGCACCAACTTTAGCAACCTGATATACAGTACGAACGACTTCGCGGTTGATCTCTGCAAGGACTTCACTAGACAAGATGTTAGCAAGTTCTTGCTCTGCATCTAGACCGTGGATCGCCTTGAGGTCTTGTGCCAGTTCCAAGGTGTACTCTGCTTTGAGAGCTCTGGACTTTGCAGTCACAGAAGTCTTCTCAATGCTGAAGGACATCTCACGGAACAGACGGGAAGCTTCGCCCATCTTCTCCAAGTTCTCACGGCTCATGCCACGACCTACTTCGTAGGTTCCAGGTGAGGAGTCGTTAAGGAGTGCAGGGTTGTTGCCTTCGGAATCGCCACCGACACCAGCGCCAGTTCTAGGTGTATAAGCACCTACTGTAGCGTCGTGTGCTGTGGAGAATGCACTGTCAGGCTCGTTGAACAATGCCTCTTCGCCGCCTTGGTTCTCGTAGCGGGAGCGCATTGCGAAGATTAGTCCAGTAGGACCGCTCATTGGTTGGACGCCACAAACGTCATATGCCATTAGGTTAGGCATTGCACGACGGACGAGGCTGATGAGTACAGGGTCGAAACCTGCAAGACCAGCGGTGTTAGCGTTGCCGAGTGCGCTGCCAGCAGGAGAAACAGTACCAGCACCTAGGCTGTTAACTGCAACTTCGTTTAGCATACCGCGCTCTTCGCGCATGAATCTTTCTTGGTTCTCCAGGAGGACGGAGGTGACAGCTTTCTTGTAACGGTTATCGATAGGCGAGGAGCCTTCGTGACCAAGAACAGGTGCCCACTTTTCCTGAAGATGTTCTGCGTTAAACATTTTCTTTGTTGGATTAGGGAGTTAAATTATTATGAGTTCCAGCGACTAATAGCGTTGAGGTATGCCGCCATTGCTGGGGTTACTTCTCCACCTTCAACTGGTGCTTCATCAGTAGCTTCTGCTGCAGGTGTTGCAGGGTTTGCTGGGAAGTATGATTCGCGGAGGGTCTTAACCTTCTCTGCAAACTTCTCTTCCGACTCAAACTCTACGCCTTCTGCTAGAGATGCCAACTTGTCTTTTTGTGTGTCTACCAGACCTTCCGAAACGATGTTCAGAATTACAGTCTTTGCAGACTCATCTAGACGACCTTGAAGTTTCACGTTGCGCTCAATCTGTTCGTTGAGGCTGTCTTCCATCTTACGAATATCTTCAGTCATTCCTTCGACAACATCAACTTTGTCATCGGGAATATTAATGTAGTGTTCTTGGAAGAGATTCTTGAGTCCAGCGATGAAGTCTTCAGTAATTTCGTTACGAATACCACGATCGATGGATACTTGGTTCTCTTCCAACCATGTTTGAATGGCGTACTTGATAGTACCGCCTACCTCTTCTGCAAGTTCTGCCTTAACAGATGTTACTTGCTCGGAGACACGAGTCTCAAACTGCTCTTCGAGTTTTGCCCACTCTTCAGATAGTTTGGATTTGACTGCTGCTTCAAAAATTGTAGTTGCTTTTTCTTTGAACTCTTCTGTGAGTTCTGTACCTTCTGTAAGTGCTGCAACATCTGCACTCATGTCAAGGGACTCGAAGGAAGGTTTAATGGGGTAAGATACATCAGGACCAGTGCTGGTAGCATATGCTGCGTCAGCACCAACGGTTTGAGTCTTGCCTTGGTCGCCAGGATCATTGATGTTTGCTGTCTGTGCAGTACCATCGCTCTGTGCGCCTTTAGCACCAACAGGAGCTGATGCTTTAGCACCAGGATTGTCTTCGCCCTCATCGTTTCCGTCTGGACGTGGACCACCATTATCGGTTACTGACTGTTGAGCACCGTAACCATTGACAGCATCAGTGCCTACAGTTGCCTTACCTTCACCAGCTCCAGCTTTGGAGTTGACTTCGGTCTTGGACTGACTAGACGCTTCGTAACCGCCACCACCAGGAATAACTGCTGCAGATACTGTTGGCATTGGATCGCCAGCTTCAACAACTAGACCTGATTCAGTTACAAACTCCTCAAATTTTTCCTTTAACATATCTGACATGTGAGTTTCCCCTTGAATTTCTATAGCTATTTCTATGATTATTTATTAAGTTAGAGATTTGACAGGAAGTGTTCAAAGACCTGTAGGGTCCTCGCTTCCAAATCTTTCTTGGATGATTCACTAATGTATCCCTGGTATTTAGACACGGTTTTCTCCTTTAGGAGTCCGTTGTCCCATACCCACTCCTTTCCTTCCATGATGCCGTTTACAAATGCATCAGGGGCAGAAGGATCTGCTACGATATCAGCAGCAGTCGCAAGCATAAAGTCATCCATAACATAGTTAGCGTCTTCACGCTTATCAATGCTACCCATGCCGCGAGAAGAAACACCAAGTTTCACACCCTCACCAAGGAGAGATTTGGCAATGTTGCCCATTGGTGTGTCAAGAATTCTTGCCTTACCCACGAAGTTATTACCTTCTGCCTTGAGTGTTGTGATCCTGTGGGATACACGATCAAGGTTTACAGTAGGACCATCGGGGTGACCGAGTTCTCCTAGCGCACGACCTTTCGATACGTACTCTTCATTGTAACGACCTACTTCTTTTTCCAGAACAGAAAATGGATATACTCTTCCGTTACGGTTTCTTACTTCCGATTGGAGGAATACACCTTCAATGTAGAGACACTTTTGACCGTCTTTTTCTTCGGTCAAAAGTTTGACCTCCTCAATGTTTTCTGTAATGAGTTTCATTCTTCTGGAGTATCTGTAGGTTCATCAAAGTAGCTAGATGCTACACTTTGCTTGTACTGATCAATAACGTCTTGTGCTTTGCCGTATAGATAATCGTTAATCTTATCTAACGCATCGCCGCGCTTCTTGTCAGCAATCAAATCAACAATGTCAACGAGTTCAGACTCTAATGGTGTGTCCATATTATAATCAAGAGTTATATTTTATTTATCAGCTTTAGGTTTTGTAGGCGCAGGAGCAGGTTTTAACTTCTCCATTTCCTTTGCCTTGTCTAGTTCTCTAGTAGCATCGTCTTCCGCAGACTGTGCATCTAGTTCAGGTTTGAAAGCATCGTTTTGACGATCCATCATATCCATAGATGTAACATCAACAGGGTCAATTACCATACCGCTGTCAATATCAACACGCATCTGCTTATCGATTTCCTTGTATTCCTTCTCGGTCTGCATGAGAACCTGACGACGGATATACTCGGTAGAGAAATACTTACCAACAAAAGGATCCATTTGTGTGACGAGAGTGATGCGCTGCATCATCATCTCTTGTTCCTTCAGTTCATTGAAGTGGTTGTCAAACAGGAAGTCATACTGAATATGCTCTTCCATGTCATCCCAATCTTCAGGAGCGATAACGCCCTTGAGGATCAGTTGAGTCTTAAGAATGTCATGGAACAAACGAGAGAAACGTTTGCGGAGACGACCAATGAACTTACTGAACTTCAGTTCATCGCGCAGGATCTCTGTAGACTTGCCAAGGTTGAATGCTTTGTTGTCGTCAGTAAGACGAGAGGGTGGTAGGTTTAGTGAGTTGTATAGTTTCTTTCTGAAATACTCAACGTCCTTGAGTTCACCTAGGTTCTGACCACCAGGTAGAGTTGTGATTTCTGTACCACGACCACCTTCACGACGGGGCAACCAGAAATCCTCAAGCATACTCATATGCTTCTTGTCGTCACGAATCTCGCCAGTGCTAGCATCGTATACAAGCTTGTTACGATAACGTGCCATGACATCACGTAGGTACTGTTCCGCTTTTACTTTGGGAAGATTACCAACGTCAATGTAAAAGATTCTACGTTCTGGTGCGCGTGACAGTCTGTAGATAACAAGAGAGTCTTCAATCATTCGTAGTTGATTGAGAGACTTGATTGCTTTATGCAAGAAGGACAAACTATACTTCTTGTTAAGATCCATAACGCCAGAGTTTACTGTGGCGATAGAGTCTGAAGCAATCTTGATTCCATTATTAGTTGAGAAATCTGATGCACTGTTATGTGGCATCGTCATCGAACCAGAGAAACCCTTTGGTTGATAGATGTAATACTCTACGTAATCACCCCAGTCATACTGCAGTGCAGTACCTTTGACTGCTTGAGGATTTGCTGCTACTTCTGGATTAACAATCTTTTGACGAACTTTACGAATCTTGACTGCATCAATATTTCGTAGTTCTAAAATTCCTTGCTTTGGGTTTTCAAGATCAATGACCTTGTGGTAATATACCCTACCATCCACATACCAATTACGAATAATCTGATGAGCGTTCTTGTCAAAGTTCAACATCTTTAGGATGTGATCGAATTCATCACGGATCTTTTTCTTGACCCCTGCACCCATACCTAAATTTGACAACTCAATTTCAACGGGTGAATCGTCAGCATCACTGACAACAAACTCGTTTACAATTTCATCGATGGCGGTGTCTACCTCTGGGTGTAGCGACATGTCTCTATATCGCTTGAGTAGTTCATACTCATTCTTGGAGACGCCTTCAACATCTACATATGTACCAAAATAGCCACCTGCTACGGTGGCTACACTGTCATCACTATTAGGGGGAACAGGGGATTGTCCCTTATTCCCCCCGCCGTCTTTGATTAAAAAACCAAATAGTTGACTCATAATTAATCGATCTGATTACCTGATAATACTATTTATCAGGTCAAAAAATCAAAGGTTTGAGTCAGAAGTGTCAGAATTGCCACCAGTAACTGTCCAGTAAGAATACTGGAACTCAACTGTGAACTCTTCGATCTGATCGTTGCTGTCATAAGCAAGATCGATCTGGGAGATGCTGGTTGGGAATGCATGGCGTAGGGTGTACTCACGGAGAACCGTGTTGCCTTTGCCAGTTGCGTCATCACCAGATGTACCATCCTTACGGAGTTGCTGGACAATCATCTTCTGCATGTAACCATCAGATTCGCTTGGCTCGAAGAGAGGTGCTGTGTTGGGTTCGTGAGAGTTCATCGAAGCCAACCAAGACTCAAACTTGGAGCGAACACTCATGTTCTTATCATTGAAGAAGGTTGCGGACCAGGTGTCGAATGTACGATCACCAACGATCTTAACGGTTCTTCCTCTGAAAGGAACCTCAATCACACCCAGGTTGGATGCTGGGAGTGCTGTAGATTTGCAGAGTAGATTGGTGAGATCATCTTCATTGCCCCCAGGAAAGGGGATTTGTACAAGGAACATATTGGGCTTGACGCCCTCACCGATTTTCTGAATAAAAGAATTAATGCCTGCCATTTTTTTATGCCTCTATGGATATTTGATCAGGAACCGACTACTTCGCTGAACGAGACGCCAGTCTTCGTTGCAGTGAATGTAACTGTGATGTAGTTAATAGAGCGAGTTGGTTTCAGGAATAGTTCTGCAACAAACTCGTTACGATCAATTACGTCAGGGGTGTTATTGGACTCATCACATACCACGAGGAAATCAGTTACGCCACGACGTGCCTGAACTTCGGACATGTAGCTGCTTGCAGCTGCTAGGAATGAAGAACGGGTTGTCGGATCGTTTTGCTCAAATAGAACTGTCTTGGCAAGATCTCCAATTCTCTTCTCAACATTGAGGAAGAGGCGACGAACGTTGATACGATCGAAGGAAGAAGGAGACGCAAGTGCAGTCTTGTCGCCAAACAGGGTAACGCCGCTACCAGGGAATACAACAACGGGGTTGATTCTGGACTGATAGAGTTCGTCTCTGTCTGCCTTGCTTGGGTTGTATGCTAGTTTAATAGCATTACGTAGGGAACCTCTGTTGACACCAGCAGGGGAATACCAGTCATCGAGGAGGCTACTAGTAGCAACACATAGACCAGCGATATCGCCATTGCAAGGAATGTAGCGATACTTGTCATTGAAGCGATCGTAGAAATACTTGTAACCGCTATCAAATACGGCGTATGACGTGGAAGTCATGCCGTTAAAGAAGTTGAGAGTGTTCTCTCTTTGCTGGATCGCAGTTAGTGCGCCAGCAGTTCCAACTTGGTTGCCTTTGTGTGGAGAAACGAATGCGATGCAATCCTTTCTTGCTGCTGCGATACTGATAACCTTATTTGCTTTCGCTTTGGTGTCAGTTTCGGTAGCGAGCGAACCACCCATGAGAACAAAGTTCAAGGTAGGAACTAGTTCGGTATCAGAGAACTCGTCAAATGCTGCTTCAATTTCAGCAGGGGTGTATGTATAGTCGTCAACACCACCTTGAAGGTCCCATGCTTTTGCACCAATTAGGAGCAACTTACCAGCAGAAGATGCTGCAGTTTGATCTAGTGAAGTAGAACCACCAGCAGATGCAGCTTGTGTTGAAGCAGGAATTACTGTGCCGTTAAAGAAGAAGGATGATTGCTGTTCGATTACATCTCTGTAGAAGTTAGCAGCGCCTTCAGTGTTTCTACCGTCAGACAGTTTGGAAACAAACAGAACTCTTTCTAGTACAGTATCTACTGCGCCAGAAACTGATCCATCAGAATCAATAACTGCAAAGTGCATTTCATCATAAGAAACACTTCTGTCAGCAGCGAACTGGGAAGTGCCAGGACGAGGACCGATAGCACCAAGTGTTAGACTTGTGCCAGGGATTAGGGTGTTGGTGTACCAATCTTTGACTGTAGTGATTGTGATTGCGGTATCAGTTACAGTTGCAATATCAACAGTTGCGTCTGCGCCACCACCAGAAATTGTGATTGTATCGCCACTAACGTATCCAGATCCACCTGTTGCTACGGCAACGCTAGTAACGCCACCACGTACAGTAGCGATAGAACCAGTACCGTCGTTACCACCACCAGCAACGGTGATCGTGTCTCCTACTGCATAACCAGTACCTGCGGCATTGATTGCGATAGAAACAATGGAACCGCCAGAAGCAGTGATATCAACAGTGAGTCCAGTACCAGTGCCATTAGTTGTGGTTGCTTGAGCAGTTGCTGTAACATAGGAAGAACCACCAGCACCACCGTTTAGTGTCAGAGGAATACCTGCAGAAACTGTGAGGTCTAGAGTAAGTCCAGTACCAGATCCACCAGATGTTGCAACACCAGATGCGGTCTCGTAAAGAGTACCACCAGCGGTGACTGCAGTAAGACCCGAAACAACACCAGTGTCAGGTGTGTCGATGCTGTCAGCAGTGGTTAGTCTGCTAGTAGGATCGTCGAGGATCAGCGCAGCGGTGAGTGTTCCAGCATCCCAGCTGTAAACGACTGCTTTCTTACCACCAGTGAAAGTGACTGTATCACCAGCAGCGAGACCAGCAGGTGCTGCGGTGAGTGTTGCTAGTTGATCAGCACCACGGTCAACAGCAACAACCTTAAGTGCGTTGCCATGTGTACCAGCTGTTCTTGCAACAAACATGTTGCCTGCACCATTACCTGCTGCCCAGTCGTCATCGTTCTTGACTACGACAGTACCGCCAGCAACGGATGCACTATTTACGCCAGTAGCAGCACGAACGACTGCTAGGCGACCGCCGTATCCTAGGAATTCCGATGCTACGAAAAAATCCTCGGCGTTTGCGTCGGTGGGAGCACCGAAAACTGAAATAAGTTCTTTTTGTGAAGCGATATTCACGACCTTTCCAATAGGACCTTTTTGAAAAGTCGATGCATGAGCAGCGGTAATTTCCGATGCACCTACAACAACAGCATTGGATAGGTCACGCTCTCTCAATCTAATTCCAGGCGAGACTTGACTTGCCATATTGTTCTCCTTGAGTAACCAATTTTGATCTATAGGTATTTAGATTTTTGGAAACTTCAAGTGGGGAAACAATGCACGAACCCTCTACCAGTCTGGATAGATATCTTCCTTGTATTTTCTTCTTTTATTGGTTACTCTCTTCTTCGTACATTCCTTACATTCATAGGACCAGGCAGACAATGATGTTCTATCTGGTCTGGATCTGTAGAAGTCTGTAGTTAAGTCTTTAGTTTTTCCACAAGATCTACACTTTCTTTGTTTAAAAAGAATAGTACCTAGATCGAACATATCTTCTACGTCCATTAGATACTCCACATATATGATACATCTTCCTGTGTATCACCATACTCCCAATGAGATCCATCTTCTACAAATCCTTCATCACCTTCTAGACCTGTAGTAATAAATCCGAATGGTGCCATGTCTTGTTCGATCTGATTCTTTTGTTCATCGTAGATACGTTTACGAACATCGTTATCAGTAAGTTCTTTAAAGTAATCTTGCTGAACTAACCAGGCAAAGATCACCATACACATTACCAAGTCATCATGGAATCCTTCATCAGCCTCAAAGGATTGCTTCTTCTGAATGAATGTGGTAAGTTCTGATATAATTTCGTAGTCATTAAAGATAAGTTTGTCATCTTCAATAATTTGTTTGAGGTTGGCACAACCAACCTTCTTCACGGTGACGCTCATCTTGACACCGAGCTGTGTTTTAGATCCAGAGAATCCATGCCCTACAATCTGCCCTGCACGCCCTCTCATGGCACACATAAGCACGTTAGGATACTCAAGGTCATAATTTAGAATCGACGCCACAGAGTCTCCTACATCGTTCACCTCACACATAACCCATGCATTGTTATAGGCTCGGGCAACATCATTAATGACGTTAGGAAACAACATCGGTTTGATTTCGTTGTTTCTATACTTTCCTACTATTCTATATGGAACTGTAGTAATATCGTAAATAATGAAAGCAGAGTAATCTCCCCCAATACCGCG